TGGGCTGAAGTAAACCCAGGAGTAAATAATAATTGGACTGAGGTTGATCGGGCTGCTTAAATGAGGTATTATTTTAATTATTTAGGAGATAAAATTTATGACATCTAGTTACTCAACAGATTTAAAACTCGAACTAATGGTGACTGGCGAAAACGCTGGTACATGGGGAGATAAAACAAACACAAACTTAAACGTAATTCAACAAGCTATCGCTGGTTTCGAACAAGTAACACTATCAAGTGGTGGTACTCTTGCTCTTGTAATGTCAGATGGTGCATTATCTAATGCAAGAAATATGGTAATTAAATTTGCTTCTGCAACTATTGCTGCTAGCACAGTTTGTACTATTCCAGATTCAATAGAAAAATTTTATATATTTGATGCAACAGGTTTAACTAATCCAACTAACCTTACAATTAAAACTGCATCAGGAACTGGATTTACTTTAGACGCTGCTAAAATTTACGCAGCATATTCTGATGGAACAAACTTAAATGAAATTTCATTAGATACTTTAGGTGGTACAATAGCCGCTGCACAAATTGCAGACAGTGCAGTGACGACAGCTAAAATTGCTGACGATGCTGTGACCTCAGCAAAAATTGCTGACGATGCAGTTGTCGCTGCTGCGATCGCTGATAATGCAGTTGCAACCGCTAACATTGCAGATGATGCTGTGTCTGCTGACAAACTTGCAAACACTGCAGTATCTGCAGGAGATTACACAGTAGCATCAATAACAGTTGACGCACAAGGAAGAATTACTGCAGCATCAAGTGGTACAGCAGGTGGTAATACTGAAAGATTTAGAAAAATAGCTACAAGTGGTAGTGGAAACATTTCAACAACTGGAAACGTTGCTAGCTTTTATATGGTAGGCGCTGCTGGTGGAGGAGGTGCAGGAAACAGAGATAACCCACCTCAGACTAGAAGTGGTGGTTCTGGTGCCTATGGATACTGGAATACACCAATTGTTCAGCCTGGAAACTCAGTTCCCTATTCTTTAGGATCAGGTGGTAATGCAGGAGCTGTTCCCCACGGAGGATTTAAAGGTGGAGCTGGTAACGCAGGAGGAGCAACTACAATTGATTTAGGACCTGGAGCTATTACCATCAACGGTGGAAACGGTGGAAATGCACCGCCTAACTGGGGTTCTTCTGGTAACAGTGGTACTTCAGGAAATTTTTCGGGTACTGCAGCTGATGAATCAGGATGGAGTCCAAGTACGTATCCATGGGGTAGCGCTGATACTGATGGTAACCCCGGTAGTCCTGGCGCTGGTGGACCTGGAAAATTATTATTTTTTGCTAACGATGGAGATTCATAATGGCTTACGCAATTTTTGCAACTGACGCATCTGGAGTACCTGGGACTTTATTTGGCATAGCAGCGGATGATATTGCTTTATCAAAAGTTATTCCTTCATCTTCAGCTTATAAAGTTATTTCAATAACAGATTCTGAATTTAATGATACTAATTTTAGAGTAAGACGACCTGATAGCTATAATGGTGATACCATTGTTTGGCTGGACACCGCTCCAACAGAAGCTCCCCCAGGCTCTGAAAATGCTCCAGGATATGATCAAGAAGCAATTCAAGATCAAATAGATAGTTCAGTAAATGCTATTAATACTTGGCTTGATGCTAATCCAACTAATTCTGAAGTTTCAACTTGGACTGCGTATAAAACTCAATTACAATCTACTGATATTAGTGGTTGGACTTACCCAACTCAAACATCTATTGAAAAATATTACTCAGATAACGGACAAACTTCATTAAACATTTTACAACTTCCTTAATTTTTGTATAATTCAATTACATGAATGTAATTGAATTTTCGTCACACAAAGAGTACGTTGAATCTGAAGAAGAGTTACCTGTTCCAATAAGACTAAACATACCTAAATGGTATAAAGACCTAACCAATCATGTCCTTAATCCTTCAATTAAAGCGTGCATGCCTTTTTTAGATACTCTTACGACAGGTTATTTATTAAAAACACCTCAGGATTTATATATTCACCACAATAAAGATATGCCTGACGGAACCAAAGGAACTTTTCAACGATGGGGTTTAGAAGGAAAAACGATATCGTGCGATAGTTTAGGATTAAATTTTAATACTAACGATAAAGACGTTCATGGTTCCCATCAATTAAAAGGATCTCCTCACGAAAAAAAAAATAAAAAACTACCTTATTTAAAATTTTTAAATCCTTGGATAATAAAAACACCTCCGGGGTACTCATGTTTGTTTGTGCCTCCTTTGAATAATACAGATGATAGATTTTCAATAATACCTGGGATAGTAGACACAGATTCCTTTAAACAGGAAATTAATTTTCCTTTTGTTGTTAATGGTGATAAATACCTTGAATTAGAAACAAGAATTAAAAAAGGCACACCGTACGTGCAAGTCATACCTTTTAAAAAAGAAAGCTGGGAAATGAAAATAATTAAAAAAACTACTGAACAATTAAGGGCTATAAAAATATGGCACAGATTGGATTTGTGGCAGAGATATAAAAATAAATTTTGGAATAAACCTAAATGGAAATAAAAGATTACGTTCAAGTAAATGATGGTGCGTTGCCTTGGTCAGCTATAAGTAGTTTGTTAAAATTTGCCAACAATCAAAAATTTAGACAATCTATTGTTGGTGGAGGCGAAACAGAAAGAATAGATTTTAATGTCAGAAAAACATACCAAAGGCAATTAAATAATTTATCAACATCTATGTCTGAAGTTCATTGGTGTAATTTGTTACATAAATATTTTAAATTTTACATACAAAAATATCATATAGATTTAAATTTATTACCTAACCTAATTAGTCCAACACATGTAAATGATATAACATTACTTAAGTATGAAAAAGGAGGATTTTATAGATACCATACCGACAGCTTTCACGATAATCCTAGAACCTTTAGTTGTATTTTATTATTGAATGATGACTACGAAGGGGGTTATTTAAATTTTATGGACACAGACGGAACTGGAGAATATAAAATAGAAGTAAAACCAAATAGAATGATTGTGTGGCCAAGTAATTTTATGTTTCCACATCGTGTAGCGCCAGTAACAAAAGGAGTAAGGTTTTCAGTAGTATCATGGGCACTTTAAAAGACATAGGTTATAAAGTTGTAAAAAACTTTCTTACAGATAAAGAAGCAACACTTATAAAAGAGTATTGTACATTAAGGCATAAAATTAATTGGAATGATACAAATCTTAATGATTTTGTTCAAAATAATAATGGGGATACATCTATTTATGCAGATCCACTAACTGAAGCGTTAATGATTTCTAAAACAAAATTAATGGAACAAGAAAGTGGATTAAGATTGTTTCCTACTTATTCTTTTTGGAGGATGTATACTTACAACGCAGAATTAAAACCACATTTAGATAGAGAATCTTGTGAAATAAGTGTTACTGTAATGTTTGGATCTGATGGAACATCATGGCCTTTTTTTGTTAAAGATAAAAAAATTGAATTAGAACCTGGAGATGCAGTATTGTACTTAGGCACACAAGTAAAACATTGGAGAGAAAGTTTTACGGGAGATTGGCACGCTCAAGGTTTTTTACACTATGTAGATCAAGGAGGACCTTATGCTGATTGGAAAAAAGATAAAAGATCACACTTTGCTTTAAGAAATGAATACCTTGCGAAACAAGAAAGTTTAAGAAAAAGAAAACAAGGGCATTTTAAAGAAATACCTATAAAGGAGAATAAATGAAAATTAAAAGAAACGAAAAAGACGGATCTGCAGACATAATTTTTGAAGACCATGAAAAACAAATTATAAACAAATCAGGTAAATTACATTTCACACCTGAAGCATTAAAACATTTTGGTAATCATTTAGTCCATATTGTAGCTGAATGGCACTTGGGTTTTAACGATAAAATAAAAAATATACAGACCTTACCTAATCAAGTGGTAAAAACAGAAGAATCTAAAGATGACCCTAAGGTTTAAACCCTAAAATGTTTATAGTATAATGTCTTATGCCATTAACAAAAGTACAAATAGCACCGGGATTTAATAAACAAGTTACCGCAACAGGCGCAGAAGGTAAGTGGACTGACGGAGACTTTGTACGTTTTAGATATGGATTACCCGAGAAGATAGGTGGTTGGGAGCAACTTGTTAATGCATCTTTAGTAGGAGCAGCAAGAGAACAGTTTGTTTGGGCTGATTTAGACGGTAGAAGATATGCTGCAATAGGCACAAACAAAGTTTTAATTATTTATTATGAAGGTGCTTTTTACGATATAACACCATTAGGTACAGCTATAACTGGTTGTACGTTCGATACTGTAAATACTTCAGCTA